AGACCGCCTTTGCGTCGCTCCATGGCCGCACGTTCGACGATCGGCTCACCGGCAACGATCACACCAGCGGCGTGCTGTGCAAAATTGCGCATGACGCCCTGCAATGAGATCGCCTTATCCCACACGTCGGGGTGTTTTCTGGCGAACGCTTCAAGCTCCGGCACCGACTCCATGCAATCTTGCAGCGGTATGGACTGGCCGTGCTCATCCGGTATCTGTTTCGAGCAGCGGTATTCCGATTCGTGTAAGCCGTGTGCCTTTGCTGCGCCGCGTAACGCACCGGCCGGGCCCAGACTGGCGTAGTTGCTGATACCGGCGACGCGATCTTCGCCGTACACCTCAATCAAGTGTTCGATGACCTCGTGGCGCCTGGAACTCATGAAGTCCAAATCGATGTCGGGCAAGTCCAATCGGTCCGGGTTGATGAATCGCTCGAAGATCAAGCCAAAGCGCAACGGGTCTACGTCGGTGATGCCGATCAGGTAAGCGATCAAACTGCCACCTACTGATCCGCGACCTGGACCCACCGTGATGTCGTTGGTCTTACACCAGTTGGTGATTTCATGCACCAGCAAAAAGTAATCGCAGAAGCCCATCTTGCGCAGCACCGCCAACTCGTAGGCCAGACGCGACTTGTATTGCTTGAGCTTGTCTTTCTCCGGCGTGTAGCCCAGCACTGGCTTGTCGATGCGCGCGCGCCAACCGTCCTTGCACAGCTGCATCAGCGTGGCAAAAGGATCAGTCGCCATGTTTGGTAGACAGATGCCGTATTTGTCCCAGCGATACTGGCACAGATCGGTGAACGCCTTAACGCCGTCGCTCAGCAGCGCATCGCTACCCAGCATGGACGCAAGCGTTGTCTGATCGATCAGGTGGTACCCGGGTGGCACCTTGTTGAGCCAGGGCGTGTCGATGGTGTCGCGTGGGTTGAACACCACTTCCATGGTGTCGCGAACGTCCTTCTTGCCCGGCTCGTGCAGCGCTGGCACCGCCGGTATCACGCTTAAGCCCAAGGTGGACGCAAGGTTCAGACCCACTTCGTTGCAGCGTCTGAAATACGCGGTATCAACAGCCACCAGGTCAACGAACAGACGCTCTACGGAGACGCTGGCCAGCGCTTTTAATCGATCTGGTGCATTGGTATGACTCAGCAGCGAATACAGCGTACCCGTACTGACAGCGATGTTCCCAGCTTGGTACGTGGTGAGCAGTTGATTGAAGCTGATCTGTGGCGTGAAGTAGAAATTCTCTTCGCTGTTGGCGAGGGTCAGCAGCTTCATCATATCGGTGAAGCCGTCCTTATTGATGGCGTAAACCGATGCGTAGAAGAACGCATTTTTGGTGCGGGCTTCGTTCTTCTTGGGCTTGCGCCAAGCCAGATCGTCCACCACCTTGATGCTCATACCAGCGATGACCGCCACGTCTTTGGCTTGGCCCTCGACGGTGAGTGCGGGGATGGCGTTGACGGTGTTGGTGTCGGTCACCGCGATGGTGTCGTAGCCCAACTCTTTGGCTTGGTCGACAACGGTTTTTGGCGACAGAATGCTTTCTGTCATAGAGAAGCTGGTTCGAATACCGGTTAGAAAGTTCATGTTGCGTTCAATCCAGTGTGTGGTATGTGTCGTCAGTCTTTTGTATCACTTTGAGCGCAGTCAGTGCACCGACGGCAATACTGACCTGACTTTGTGCCGTTGCCTCGCCCCAATGGGGAAACGCCACCATCAACGCCTGCATCAGCTGCGCTCTGGTGAACCGGCCCTGCTCGATCAGCAATCTGCACGGCACACGCATGAACGCAGGTCGCTGCTTATCGAATGGGTTGAAGCCACCGCGGATTAGGTTCAGCACTGGTATGCCTTTGCGATGAATGCCGACAATCAGTTGCCGCTGCTTCACCGGCAGCGTCATGCTTAGCAAAGCGGCTGATCGGCTTTGCGTGTATTGCTTAAGCTTCTGGCGTCGATTCTTTGGCGCCTTGAGTCCAACGTGAATCGGGTCTTTGTCTTTGGCAACCAGGTCGGAGAACCGGCCCAGCAAGCTGACAACATCCACTTCGGAACTCATCTTCTTCATCGACTTGTACGCCTCAACTCGACAGGTGCGATTTAATGGGCACTGCTGACAGGTGGCGCAATCGCCGTTGAACGTGGTGGCGTACCCATAACAGCCGTAAGCTTTTTCAGCCTTCATACAATCCCGCTTTGTAAAAATGAGCGCCACCTAAACAGTGGCGCTTGGTTGTTAGCCTAGAATCCGTGACGCCAGCTCCATTGCAGCCCGACGCTCAACTTCCGGTAAGCGATTGGCGTAAGCCAGCTGCACACCTTCTGCGAAACTGCCCTTCAAGCGACCCAGGCGACCAATCTTGATCAGCACACGCGGCCCAATGGTGAGCGGAAATTCGTGTGGAAACTGGCTGCGGATTTTGTCAGCGAAAGAGCGCAACTTCTCGGCGTGAGCCTGTGATACGCCGGCTTTCTCTCTGACCATTTCGACTTCGCTGTCCTTATCCAGATACTCCAATTGCATCACGATGGAGAAGCGCTCGAAGGTGGCGGCGTCCTGGCGCAGAACCGCCCGGTGAATGCCCGTCTCATCACCCATACCGTTGGAGTTGCCCGTCGCCACAAAGCGGAAGTCCGGGTGCGGTACGATTACTCGATCGCCTTCGGCAGCTTCTGGAAGGTGAAGTGGCTGGCCCTCAAGCACCGACTGATACGCCGACAGCACTTCGGGCTGCGCACGATCGATTTCGTCAGCCAGGTAAACCCAGCCGTTTTTCATCGCAAGTGGTAGATCGCCCAGTTGAAACTCGGTGAAGCTGTACGCCTTACCTGATTCATCAAAGTCTTTTTTGACTTGCATCTGACCTAGAATTTTGTGCTCTTGCGTCTCGGCGGTGTGCTGAACGCGCACCATGCCGCGATTGGTGTGGTGACAGACAAAGCGAAAGATGGAAGTCTTACCAACGCCCGCGTGACCGTACACCATGATGGGCTCGTTGAACTCAAGCGCCAGCATGACATTCTTCAGAGCGTCCACGTCAGGATAATACTCTTCTTTGACCGGTATTCTGCCTTCAGCGTATTCGCGCAGAGACACCGATACTTCGGGCTGCTTGCCGGTTTTCGTCAGCGTCTTTTTCTTGTCCAGTCCGAACACTTCAAACATTGACTTTTTGGTGTACTTGGATGCGTTGCCCAGTGTTGGATTAACGGTCTGCTTAATCTGGTGTGTTACGACGGTCGCTGATTCGGCGTTCTTTGCTTCTTCCGCTTGGGCTTCCGCCTCTTGCTGAGCGCGCTTCTCGGACAGTTTTTGCTCCATCAGCTCGGACAGCAGCGGTGCGCTCGGATAGCGAGCCTGGTATTGCTCCATCGTCATTGGGTCAGACGACTCGGCGTGGTGGTGATCTTTCAGGTGACCTTTGATCGCGTGGCATTCGATACCGCAGGCTTCGCACTTGATTTTGCTCATGTTCATGTTTGGTGATCCTGTTGATGCTGTTTTGATTCATACTTAGCTTAAAGTAAGAGTAACGGGCGATCAAGACTTCAACAGCGCATCCCTCACTTTGCCCATCACGACGCCCGCCAAGTCTTCGACTTTATTAACCACGACGTTTTTCGGGTAATAGTTCTTGACGCTGCCATCGCAGATGCCAATACCCATGACGTTGACACCCGATCGCGTCAAATCTCTAACGACTTCCTTAAGGTGCGCCGAGAATGCGTAGTCTCTGCCGTCACCGGAGGGTTGACCGTCCGACAGAACGATCATGACTTTTCCAGGTTCCGATCTTTCCAGTAGACGAAGCCCTGCGTACTGCAACGATTCGCCGTCCACGTTACCGCCCATTTGCAATTGCGACTTCGCCACGCGCGTGAAGTGCCGCTTGTGAATTTGCGTAAAGTTGGGCTCGTCCCAGGATTTGAGAATCGGCATATAGATTGGGCCATAGCGTGTAAACTTATTGCAAGAGCGATTGTCCTTGTCCATATCGCGATACAGATGCTTGTCTTTAGGGTCTGCACTGGATGCGCCGTGCTGTGTGAAACAGATCACCTCGCAGCTCACCTTCAACCGGTCCAGCACTTCGGTCAGCGCCCAAGCAACTTGAGCAGCAAGATTGATTTTCTGACCACGCATTGAGCCGGAGATGTCGATGACCAACTGAACCGCCGAGTCTCGGGTTCTGGACTCTTTATTCTGAAAGTAAACTCGCCCGTCGTTGGTGACCAATCGGTGAAGACTTGGACCGGACAGTCGCCCGCTGCGCTTGCCGTGCATCTGAAAATTCTTGTTCTTGGACTCGAAGGCGTTGGCCAGGGCGCGCTGTACAGGTGCGATGGCTGACTTGATTTCATCCTCCATAGCTTCGATCAGACGACCGTTAACGGCTTCGTCTTCAAGTGGCTCAATTTTATCCGCGTCGCGAGTGTAGGGCATGTACGAGCTGGCATCGACAGACGCTTTGGCTTCTTCGCTGATCACGTCTTCCATAAAGTCTTCGATGCCGGTCATGTCTTTGTCTTCGAAGTCAGGATCAGGCATTGGCTGCTCTTCCTCGCTCTCTTCTTCGGAGTCGTCCGAGCTTAGACCGCTTTCAGATTCCTCTTCGTCACTGGGCTCACCGTCACCCTCTTCGTCACTGGGCTCACCGTCACCCTCTTCGTCACTGGGCTCACCGTCACCGTCGGATTCTTCGTCTGAGTCCTCTTCCTCGTCACTGGGCTCACCGTCACCCTCTTCGTCGCTGGGCTCGCTCTCATCGGATTCAGTCTCATCGTCAGACTCTTCCGGGGTTTCGTCTTTTTCTTCGGGCTTCTCTTCGTCTTTTTCTTTGGGCTCGGGCTTGGGTTTTTCTTCGGGCATTTTCTCCGCTTCTTTCACGATGTGAGAAATCCGAATGGCTACCTTAAGCGATTCGTTGGAGCAGGTGATCGCCTGCAGACGTTCGGGGATTTTCTTTTCCAGTGCAAGCTTGGCGATGTTACCCAGCAAATCCCACTTGTCGCTCATATAGATTTCAAACTCAGTGTGACCGGCCCAGGCACGAATCGCACACACGCCCAGAATCGCCCACCACTGCTTAGGGTCGGTCATACCATCTGCTTGAGCCTTAACAACGTGCGGCTCGATGAACTGATCCAGAAACATATCGCGCATCTTGGACACGTTGTTCTTGGTGCCCTCGTACACCGCCATGATCTTGCGCTCAATGAAGCTGTCCTCTACAGCGTTGAGCAGTCTGGGTATTTTCATACGCTGACCTTCTTTGAGCGCATCGAAATCAGAGAACAGAACGTGAGCCACTTCGTGATCAACAAAGCCCTGGATCGCATCGATCAGCTTTTCAGAGGCGTTGTCCGGCAGCGAAGGTAAGTACACGGCGGTAGGCTTACCGGTCACCCCGTCGTAAGTCACCTTGGCTTGCATCCCTGCCATGATCACCGGCAGTTTGGATTCGGTGAGCAGCCGAGTGACTTTGCGAATGGATTGGCGGAGCACTTCCATTTTTGCGCGCTTAGTAAGAGACATAGTTGTTTCCTGCGTGTGTTTCTTTGATTACTTATTCGTGAGTAAGACTATAGAGCATAAAAAAAGGGCACTCAATAGCGCCCTTACTGCAACCTTACTTTCGCCTTTCTGCAAGGCTGACTACGCTGAAACGGTCACCTGCGCGCACTGCTCGCTGTCCATCGGGTTCTCAACCAGGACATGGCTTTTGCCGTTGATAACAACGAGGTGCAGACTCACTGCACCCAAATCAATCGTTTCTACATTTTCAGCCTGAGACAGCCGGCTGAGTAGATCGTCGTAGCTTATTCTTGTAATTGTTTTCACCCGAAAGCCCCCTGAGTGATTTTCCAAAGATCACAGAATTTACCGGTTGGGGGTTCATTTGTGCAATATAAATTCACACAGCTAAACATTAACCGCACGAACATGGTGCGCTAAAGGGGACAAATGTAAAACGAGTTTTGGCCAAATTGATTGAAATTCACACAACAGCCGGCACTCTGCATTAATTAATCACTTACAATATTATGTGCATCCCAGTATAGTGAATTTGTCAAACGTAGTAGTAAGTCAGTAAGAAGAGAAACATAACATAGAAAGTGAGGGGCAATAAGCATGGCAACGCGCAAAGAAATTGTTCGCGGTAACCCGGTGACCGACATTCTGGACGACTGGATTCGCAACAACGGTGAGTTCAGCCAAATTGAAATGGCAGAGCGCATCGGCGTTACAAAATCCGCCAATTGCTTCATCAGTCAGGTTCGATCCGGGCGCAGTAAGATGCCCATCACCAAAGTCGTTCCATTGGCCAAGTTGCTCGGTGAAGACCCAGCGCCGATGGTTGCCGCTGCTCTCGATCTGTATTATCCAGAGCTTCGCGACGCCCTAATTGAGTGCAATATTCTCAAGCAAACGGAATCGGGTTCGCTTAAAGACTTGCGTCAGGTAGCTAATGAGAAGAAACAAGCCGTTTAATTTTGCGCTACAAACCCTGTTTTGCCTAGAATGGTGAAAATAGACCTTCACAGGCAAAACAGGAAGCACCATGAAGACCACCCCGCTTACCATCACCAACCCCGCCGCACTGTTTGATCAATTCTCGGAACGCAGTCAATCGGAACTGCTGAAAATTCGCAAGATCATTAAAGACGATAACGACTACCTATCCAAAAGCCCGCGAACCTGGGGCATCAAAGAAGCCGCACTGCTGATCGGTCGCTCTATGCCCTGGCTGCGAGAGAACGACAAAGACGTGCCGCGCAATCGTCAGAATCACGGTCGCTGGACACTGCCTCGCATCAACGAACTGCGTGATCAGGTGAAGACCCGCGTTCGTCGCCCAGAGTCTGCCCAAGTCACCATCATGGCGTGCGTCAACTTCAAAGGGGGCGTTGGCAAGACCACCACCGCAGCGCACCTGGCTCAGAAAGCCGCGATTGATGGGCTGCGTGTGTTGGCTGTTGATCTGGACCCACAAGCGACGCTCACCTTCCTGCTTGGCGGCCTGATTCCCGAAGTGGATGTGAACGAAGACGATCTGATCAACCCGTATCTGCTGGACTCCACCGATAATTTTGCCAGTGCGATACGTGAAACCTACTTCGCCGGCGTTGACATCATCCCCACCAGCCTGCCGCTACAAGACCTGGACCTGGCATTGCCCAATCCGGAGCTGAACAACCGTGACACTATGGGCAGCGCCGTACTGCGTCTGCGCAACGCTCTGGCCCTGGTCCAGAACAATTACGACCTGATCATTCTCGATTGCCCGCCCAACATGGGCTCGATCACAGCCAACGCACTGGCGGCGGCGAACGCCCTGTTGATTCCTCTGCCCCCTGCGGCCGCGGATCGTGCCTCGTTCATGATGTTCTGCCAAAGTCTGTCGCTGTTTTACGGTCACCTGGGCCGCGATCTGGACTACATGCGCATTTTGATTTCCAAGCACGACGGTTCGGCCGCGCATAAGTTCAACGAGGGGCGCATTCGTGCACTCTACGGCGAATATGTGCTGACTCATGTGCTGACCGATTCCACCGAAATTGAGAAGGCGGCGTCCTACATGCGCACCGTGTACGAGCTGGAGAAGCCACTCAACAGCCGAGAGACGTACCAGCGCTCTCTCGACAGCCTGGACAACTGCTGCGGCGAAGTTCTTGGCGACATTCAACGACTCTGGGGTTTGAATCATGAAGGATAAGAAACTCTCAGGCGCCTGGGGGTTACTCAGTGACGATCTGGACAGCCAGGACACCCCGCTCAGTGCGCTGCCGGCCAAGCCAGAACGCAAGAAAAAGGAAGTCGCTTCTAACAAGCCAGTAAGTAAGAGTGGCGCGCCCTCCCCTACTGTAAAGAAGAGCGACAGTGACGAGCTGATACGCATTGACCCGACCCGGGTGCGTAGCTGGGCCTACAAAGACCGACAAGCCGAAGACCTCAAAGACCTTAGCTATGAAGAGTTGATGAAAGCGATTGCCCGTAATGGTCAGCACACGCCTATTACGGTTCGGCGCATTAAGGATAAAGATTATGACTATGAAGAGATCGCCGGCTTTCGCAGACTGAATGTGTGTATTGCCTTGGGCATTCCGGTATTAGCCATTGTCCGTACCATGAACGATCAAGAAGGCTTTGCCACTCAGATCAGCGAGAATGACGATCGACAGTCCCCGTCTTTTTGGAGAAGAGCCCAAGTATTAATGAAGGCAATGGACGAAGGACTATTCCCCACTGTTGAGGCCATGTCCATTAAGATCAATATTGCCCGTTCCACTATTGCCAATTACATTCGCGTTGCTCGGTATATGCCAGAGCCATTCAAGGAAAAAGTGCCTCTTCAGAATTGCCCTCGCGATGTTTTATTTTTCTTTGTTGGCTTACAGGATAAACCAATTGAGCATTTAGCAGCCTGGCTCGAAGAGGATTGTCTTTGGCGATTTTCTCTATCCGTTAAAAAAGATGAGGTGGATAAATCCTATAAGCAATACTTAAAGAAAAGCGCACCCAGTGAAGAAAGTTATGAGCCTAAAAAAGACAGTGCGAAAACCTATACTGGGAAGGCCGGTCGGCTATTCTCTATGACTCGAAAAGGCGATCAGGTTCTGGTGAACATTCTGAAAGATGGTAAGCGCATCATGACAGACGATGAGCTTGCCGACGCTCTCGTGAAGATCATGGATGAGAAGGTAGCCAAGTAGCTCTCCAATGTTTCCGTGGAAACACTCGCTGAGAAGCGCCCAATGTTTCCGTGGAAACACCTCGATTTACCCCTCGATTTTCTAATGTTTCCGTGGAAACACCTTGCCACCTTCGACTGTTTCCGTGGAAACAATCGCTGAATCGTCTGCTTGATCTGCGCAAACAAAAAAAGCGCACCGCTGGGCTGTCTATCAGCTTGCTGGCGCGCTTATCTCGTTAAAGGTGGTACAACGGTAGTGCTATTAAAATTCGTTGATTAGAAGTGATCACAGAGCGTTCTACAAAGAGGCGGGTTTGTTCTTATTCAGCAGTGATTCGATTTCGGTATGAGCGAAATGCTCGAACCGGAGTAGGTTGCTTGCGATACTCGCGAACTCAGACCAGGTTACATCCAGCGCATCGTGAATGCTGTCCTGCAAATGAATGAGCGCCTGCGGATTGCCCAATACATTCTCCGACCAGAAGACAAATCGACAACCCAATCTTTGCGGTATGCGATTCATCACATCACGACTGAACGGCGTCCAGGGCATAAGCTTTGCGGCTTGCCAATCCAGATTCATCAGGTCGCCGATGGGCTTACCCTCAGAAAGAGCCACTAAAATACAGGCGCGCTCGTTGAAGGGCAGTGCTTGCATGAACACCAGCAGATTAGGCGCCACCAGGTCATTGATCGGTGGGCGCCAATCGATGATCGCGCAGCTGGGTAGGTCGCCAAGCATCAGCATGTAGAGGCATTCACCCTTGAGTTCGCGCATCAGCTCAAGAGCTACAGCGGTACCCAGATTATTTTTGGCTTGGGTGTAGTAGCCAAGTAAATGATAATCATTCAGTTGCTCTACGTCCTTATTCCAAAGAGATAGGTTAGAGAACTGACTGAGTTTTCCGGTTTCGTCACCGGCTGCGATGGTGCTGATTTTCATGTGGGCCTCCCCTGTCGCTGAACGATAGCAGGGCAGGGGAGAGCCGTCCACGACTACCCGGCGGTGACCACCGACAGCAGCTGCCAGACAATGTGAGCCAAGCCAGCAATGCCTGCCACCGCTAATGCAGCGGATACGATGGTCCAGAATGGCCCCAGAATGTTCACTGCTAAAATCAAACCCATCAAATTGCGTAACATCGACTGCACTCCTGCACGGAAAAAGCCGATCGCTAAAAGCAACCGGCACATTGGAACTCTTAAAAGGTGAGGGCGTTACACACCGTGTCCGTCTTCCACTGGCTTATCGTCGCGAAAGCGGTAGAAGCGCGGGTGTCTTAGAGATAAATCTGCGGTCACTTCGTGGTAGCGAACTTCGATCATTCGACCTATTAATTCGCCCGGGTCCAGGTTGCGAATGTCGTCGGTCAGGCCCGAGCCCACACTCACCAGCACACCGTTAAAGTCGATCACCACAGCGCCGATCTTGCCTTCGTACTTACCCTCGCCCAGTTCGGTGGAGACGATCGGAGTATCCAGACTTTCTTCGCCTTTGATTTTGAGCCAGTTGTAGCTGCGCTTCTTTTCGTATTTGCCATCCAGGGGCTTAACAATCAGACCCTCGCCACCGGCTTTCATGATCTCGGCTGCCCAGTCCTGAATATCTTTAACGGATTTCATGACGCGCACCGGCGTTACCTTGACGCAGGGCAGCGTGGCCAGGCCCGTAGCTTCGGCCAGGCCCGCCAAGTCCATTCGGCGTTCGCGGTAGGTTCGATCGTCACTGTCATTTTGGAAATTCGCCAGCGGCATGGCGTCGAATATGTAAAAGATGGCGTCGTCAGCGGCAAAGTCTTTTTTGTGAACGTCGCCGACGATCTTGTTGAACTGATTGTTCTTGTCCATCAGCTCACCGTCCAGCACAGTTGGCGCCACTCTAAGTTCTGCGAATTTAGTCTTAATAGCGTTGGCAATTGGCGTCATACCTTCAAACACCTTGCCGGTGCGAGAGTAGAATATGATGTCCTTGCCGTCCCAGATCGCCAGTGAGCGCACGCCGTCGTACTTGGGCTCAGCAGCGACCGGCCATTTCTTGATGCGCTTCTCTTCAAACTTGTGCGCCAACATGCACTCGAACACGAAGATGAAACCGGGCTTGGCTCGATTGCAGGTGCCGGCGGTGAACCCTGCGCGCAAGTCCTTTTTCAGAATGCGAGTCAGCAGCGTCTGCGAGGCTTCGGACAGCACATTCAGTTCGTCGGTAATCGCCATCTTGGCGGCGTTACCTGTCAGCTCACGTTTGGCTAGTTTATCCAGCAACCCAAAGGTGTCGGATGAAAATGCTTCGGCGCCAGATCGACTGAGTTCAGGCACCTGCTTGATGCCATAGGTGACGAACGGATCGTAAGTGGCTTTTAACACCAGCTCCATCATCGGGTCGTCGATGTACTGCGCCAGTAGAATTTCTTTGGCCTTGCCTTTGGCTTGAGCGATCTGCTCGATCACCTCATGCACTGCGCAGGAAGTCATGACCAGGGGTTTATCGTCAATGGATGTTGCGGCTACTAGATTCATTAGGTATGTCCTTATCGGTGTGTAATTGGCAATTGCCGTGTGTAATCGTGGTTTTTACGATGTCCAATACTTAGCAGTATTGGACAAAAAAGATTTTTATAGCCCTGTGCTACTCCACTCGCGCCTCCATTTTCAGACTCACAAGCTGACGCTTGAGCTGGCTCATGGCTTTGAGTTCTGCAGCCGTCATGTAATCGAACACTGAGGCTTTGAGCTTCTTGCCTTCGGTTACTGCTTTTCTGCGTCGAGCTGCGGCTGGGCGCCCCAGAGCCAGCATCTGATCCTTAATGCTTTGCTCGGTCGGTGCATCGTTCACCAATGCGTTGACGATCTTGCTGGCGTCAAATTCAATCATTTCGCCAGGTGCCAACTTTGGTACCGGCTTTGCTTTCGGTTTGGGCGTTGTGATTTGAGTCGGCGTGCTGGTGACTTTCGGCGTGACGCCGGTAAACCCACGCTGATAGGACGAGCCGTGACGATTGACGCTGACGCTGTGGCGCTCACGACGCGCTGCGTCCGGGTTCACCGCTTTGGCCGGGTCTGGCTCGGCGTAGTAAATGGATTGACCGGCGTCGAGTTCTTCCTGGCGCATCTTCAACGCCGGACAGGTCTTGCTGCGAATCGCTTTGACGCACGGCTCTTCATTGAGCTTCTGCCCGCGTTCAAACGCTTCGATGGTGAACAGGCAGATGCCGTAGTGGCGCTTGGCACCCACCTTCTTGCATTCGTGGTAGTAGCGATTCCTGCCCGCGCGACTGGCTTGTGGCGGTCTGACTTCAACGGGTACAGCGAGTGCTTCGGTCATGATTACTTCCTGCTAAGTATGCTTATGGTTTAAAACGCGCCCCAGTGTTCCAGGTTTTTTGACTCTTGCTCTTGCTTGCGCGCCTGCTCACGATGGGATCGCATTTGCTTCTGCGTCCGAAAAAGATCGTCTACGCTTTCGGTTTCCTGGATGTCAGAAAACCCGCCGCTCAGTGATTTTATTAAATCCGTCCTGAGTTTTTCCGCAAAGTTGGTGCTGATTGACTCCCACTCGCCGTGTCGATCGATTTCTGAAAGCAGCCAGTTAGCAGCCGCCATTGGATTGTTTCCTGATATTCCAACTTGAATGTCTTCCGGTGCCCTCACCCGATTGTACTTTTTCAACTTGGTCTTGAGCGCTGCAAACCAGTCCCCTTCTTTATGATTCAGCACGATCATGGTCTGGTTTGGGCTTTTTATAGGCCCATAGACGGTGATCATCGCTTTAAAAGCCGTACCAACTTCTTTGCTTTCTAGGCTGATCAGCGTGTAGCCCTTGTTACTGCTGCCTTCGGTGCATCGTAGCGATTCAATCCGAGCGTCAAGTTTCATGTTTGTGTCTCGTTTTCTTAATATGCACACAGTATAAAGCGCTGTGTGCGGGTACTCATGCGCGGGCGCTGCGCAACCACATGCGTAAGCCGTTGATCTTCATCGGTGTTGCCGGTGTTGCCATCTCAATAGCGGCGCGAATCTCCCATGCTTGCGCCTCGTTCGGGTCTTTGTCCTGCGGCAAGATGGCGATGTAGGTATCAAAGTTGTACCGGCGTAGCTGCTGCGCCTCCTTGCACGCATCGTCCAGTGCCGCGAACTCACCGTCCCACAGAAACACAAAGCGCTTGGCACCGGCGTCTCTGAGCGCGTACAGCTGGCTGAGCTGATCTTCGGCGCCCGACTCGGACATCGATATGCGTTTACCGAAGCTGCCCACCACGCCAATCTTCTGGGAGTGGTCTTCTCGAACGGCCGCCACCGTAGAAGCCACGTCGAACGCACCCTCGCAGATCACGATCGTCTGGCTACCCAGTGCGTTGTGCGCGTTGTACAGAAACTGGCCCGTACCCGCCAAGCCAGGTGGAAACAGGTATTTGTTGTCGGCGGTGCCGGTGATGTCCCGACCCTGGAACGTGCGCACCACGCCCTCAAGATCAAATACCGGAATGATTACGCGACTGTCGTAGCTTTGCTGACCCTTGTTACCGTCGGGTCGGGTGTAGTCAAAGTGCCCGTGTCTGCAAAAACGCCAGCCCAGTTCCTCCACCAGCTCGCTGCTTAAGCCTCGCGCTTGCAGATACGACAGATTCTTACCGTTAATCGGCAGTGCGTAGCTTTCTGGCAGCGTGACTCCATCGGCGCTTTTAACGTCAAGGCTAAGGGGCTTTGCTTTCTTTGGCTTCCAGCCCACGGTGCTGGCGTACTGCTTGAGCTGAGCAATGGCTTCTTTGGCGCTGTCGTCAAAGAACGCCTTGGAGAACGAGAACAGGTTGAAGCCCGGGTTATCCACGCACGAGCCGTGAAAGCAGTTGCCCAGGCCCGTCTCTGCGTTCAGATACACCTTGCGATCACGGCCACCACAGCGCGGGCATTCTTTGATGTTGAGCTGGACGCCGGAGCGTCCCCTGGTAACCAGATAATCCACGCCCAACCAATCCAGGTAATCCTCTGGATCGGTCATTTCCAGCAGCTCGGTTAACTCATCCGGATTTCTGTCGTTGTGGCGTGGGTTTGTCGCCTTCGTCGTCGTCATGATTTTGATCCTGATTGTCGTCGTCGTCGTCGTCGCTAAAAAGCTCGATAAATTCTTGCAGCCGATACTCGCGAGGCCACAGGGTTATCGCGCTCAGAAAGCGGCACGTTTCCGACAGCCTCTGTTTTAGAGAAAGCTCGGCAACCAATTGCCACTCTTCACACCAGGACGGGAATCGAATCATCATAATGAATGAACCGAGCGTCGCCCAGAGTCCCCAATAGCCAAATAACCAACCGAGTACCGTCATAAAGTTTCCTATGAGAAGCCAGTGATACCTTTGATGAATTGCATCTTGCTCAAGTCCTGTGTGATTTTAATGGTCAGTTCGCCCGCCTGGTTTCGAGACGCGGCTAGGAACAGTCGCGCTTCGCCTGCGGCGGTTTCGTCGTCGCTGCGGTTGATCGACATCATCAAGTCGGCAATCCGAACCTTGTTGAAGTCTTCCGCAACGTCTTCGGCTTTGGTGGTGTCTTTCTTGAATCCGTCACGGTTCGACTGCGTTGCCGTCAGTACGGCGCAATCTTCTTCGTGAGCAATGGCGCGCAAGCCCAGCCACACCTGCTTGCTGTTCTCCTGGGCGTTGTCCGTGTAGTTGTCAGGCGCCATGATGTCGGCGTAGTCGGGCACGATCAGATCGAACACGATGCCGTCGGCACGGTAACGCTCAAGAATGCGACGCAGACCTGCGGGCGTCAGTGTGCCGGCGGGTACGCTGACAATGCGCAGTTCTCCCCTGCCCGGTCGCTTAGCCTCGCGATCAACGGCGTCTTGCACGGCGTGCATCTTCGCTTCAAGCGCGTCCATGTCGGTGCCGGAGACGTTCGCATCGTTTCGATCGGCGATGATTTCACCGGCTACTTCCATGGTGATGTACAGCGTGTTGTAGCCGGCTTTCGATGCGTTCACCGCAAAGAAGCCCAGGCCCATCGAGTTGTGACTGATCAAGCCGTTAGCAAAAAAGCTGTGCGTCTCTGGTACGGTAAAGTCTACCGTCTCGGCGTAGCCCGTTGACACGGACTCGATAGCATCAAAAGCATAATTGAGAGTTACCGTTTCGCGCAGCCAATGACAGCTTTCACCGGTGATGCCGTACTCATTCAGTTTCTGCACCAACTGACGTGCCAGGCTGTAAGTTAATTGTCGAACCTCGCCTTTTCTGCCAGACCGAATACACCTGAGTGATCTAGCCAAGCTCTCGCCGAGAACCCCCTTGTAACCGTAGTCAGACGCTTTGATCTCTTTGATTACGCCGCCGATCTTGGCGCGAGCGTTGGGTATCCAGTCTCGCTCGGTGCCGGCGTTCAGCTCGACGCCGTACAAAATCTCATTCTTTCTATCCTCGTAAAGCCCGATAGACTGCAAAGCCTTGATGTTACTGGCGCCAGATATTTTTAAACGCCAGTAGTCGCGCATGATGCGCGTACCATTGGTGGCGCACGACCTCTTCTTGGTGCGATTCGCCACAACTCCATAATTGACCAGCATAACCTGTAGCTGCCTGATCAGCTTCTCCGATGCCATGCACAGATCAATCTCGACCTTACTGCTTGACCACTTCCGAGCGTGACACTCAAGACCAATCAGTGACGCCATGAAGATGCGAACACAGGGCTCAGGCGCTGTGCGAATAGCCAGCGGCATTGTCTTGTGCTTTGAGGTAACCCAGTCAACTCCAAGCGCCTCAAGGTAGCGTCTAATCAAAACGCTTTCAATCCGCAGATCAAAGCAGCCGTTGCGCTTCTCAGGCTCGTAAGTCATTAAGCCAAACAAGCTCTTAACTAGCGATCTGTAGCGATCGGCTATCTTTTCATCCTTCTGCGTGAAGACAATCTGCCCGGATCGCTCTGCAAAGTGACCTTCTGCGATCACCATGCCAATAAATTCAGCCAGGTCTGGCGTCATTGTTTCGGGGAGCGTAACGTCTTTTGCTAGACGACCTTGTGCCGCATCTACCGCATAGCCAAGATCGACGCTTGAGCCAAAAACTTTCTTACCGCGTTGCACAGCCATGAACTCGCCTGGCTGTACTTCACCTAAGTGTCGCCATACCAAATCGCCATTCTGATCTGCAACGAGCATAGGGTGATTATCGGTACCCTCTATCTCCAGGCCGCGTCGGGTGACCACCTTGAAAGTTTCACTTTTGCCGTTGTTGTAAATATCCGACGTGTATTCCATACCATTGCGCCCAAGCAACTTAAGCTTGAATGGCGAGAATGTATCTACTGGCAAATTGCGAGGCACATAATCGCCAATTTCCACCATACCGTGTTCAGTCAAAAGCAGAGTATCGCGAGTAACACACTTGCCCTTCTTGGCGCCACCCAGCAGACACGACAGCTCTTTACGACCCCAGCCATTGTGGTACAGCATCTTGTCCAGGCGCGGTATGCCGGTGGTGATGCCGGTGGGCTTGATCAGACCTGCCGCTTTGTCTTTGCGGTACTGCGTCCGAGCGTCGATGCCGTTCCAGTAATCAATCTCTTCGAAGTTGTCCAGAATGCCTGTGTCAAACGCCTTCTTCATCAGCTTCTGAGCGCCGTCCAGATCACCCTTGTCAATCATCGACTGAGAGCGAAAGTACGCCTGTATGACCGCCTGACGCCGTGAGAACTCACCCACCTTGTCTGCAATGAAGTCGCCGTCTTCCAGCGTGACCTTATTGATGTCCTTATACGCATTGATGATTTCACGCTTTAGCTCATCCCGAATGCGCTTGGTTGAAAACGCATCTTTGAACAGCTCGGTTACAATCGCCTTGCCACGCGGAATGCGCCGGTACTTCTCGAAGTAGCTGTTGGTGATGTCCACCAGAAAGCTCATGGGTTCCGAATCCATGTACTCCGGTCGCACCAGACCTTCGGTGCGACGCATGAACTTCGGGTCGCGCATCATCAGTGCCACAATGCGCTGCTGAAAATCGCCTTCAAAATCGTACTGCACCGCCGGCAGGTCTGGGTCGGTGACTGCTGCGCTTTCAATCGGACCACCCATGAGGTGGTCGCCAATGTCTTTTAAGATTGATGCTTCTGATGCGTCGGTCACGATCTTCCCCTACTGCTTGCCTTCGAAGTATTGGATCGCGTGCTTGTAAATGGTTCTGCGGTGACCGTCGGGCATTTTGATGGTGATCGACCAGCGATCGAACTGAGTGATTTCACCGCTGACAATGCCGCCGTCCAACATCTTGATGAACGTCTCGACGCCGTGCTTTTTGCAGGTCGCTAGAATTTTCTCATGACCCACCGCTTCTGGAAAATACCTGGCAGGTGCGTCTGTTTGATTTCGAATACCGACCACTTTGTTACCCGTTAGAACTTGTGTCATTTTGATGCCCTTGTGTGTTTGCTTACTTGTGACTAAGTATGTCACATAAAAAGTGCTTTTGCGCGCTCAAGCAGTGCGTTGCCGTCTGGCAGTGTACTGATCACCGTTGCCTCGTCGAGCAGCTGCTGTTCATACACCAGCGTTGACAGCATGAGCGCCTTATTCGGTACGCGAATCAGGTACTCCATCAGCATACGGCGGTGCTGACGCTGGTGAATGTTGTTGATGAAGTGATCGGTCTTGTAGAAGTCGGACCCGGAGTGCATCAGCTCGGTGCTGCACTTGCTGGCCCACAGACGCTCTACATGCTGCGCTATGGTCAAGTCAGTATCAAACATCGGCTTGCTGGAATACATCGCTTGGGGCCTGGGCAGCATCGCCCAATCGCGTCGCTCGGCGTAGTGCATGGCGCGAGTGCAAAAGAAGTCGTAGGGGCAGCCAATCTCATCGGCTTGTTGACGTGCGAGCCACAGAGCGGTGCGCGTTGAGGATGCGCCTTCGAGAAAGTCGTCTTTGGCAAACACCTTGAGCCATTTGGCGCCTTCGCTGTCTGAGCGTCTTGCGAACGCTGCTTTATAAGCTCGTTTGTACGCATCGACGAAATGGTAGGTGGCTTGCATCGGGTGCATCATCCGGTAATCCCACCACTTGCCTTCGTAAAGCTCGGGTTCACGCTGCCAGTATTTCGACGGAATATTCTCCACCGTCAAGGCATCGTATCGTTCCGGGTGCAGTGCTAAACCGACGCTGCTCATAATGTTTCCTGTGTGTGCTTAGTTCTGAGTAAGAGTATGGTACACACGGTGTTTGAGTCCACGCAAGAGAAATACTGCGTCTTCCGGTGGTTATCGATGACCCATGCGGTTTGGGCGTTTTTGCTTCCCTGTCTTTATCTTTAATCTTTATCTTTAAGTCTTTAAATCTTTATACAGGGGAACAAAAACGCCCAAACCGATGAAACACCCCGGAACCTAGTCTTCGTACTTGTCCAGAATCTTGCGCACCAGACCGTGCCGCACGATGTCAGCGCGGGTGAAGTTCACCATGCCGATTTCCGGAACCGTCTTGAGCCTGGTCACAGCGTCTTCAAGGCCCGACAGATGATACACGCCGCGCCCGTCTTTCAGGTCGCTCTGACGAATGTCGCCACTGACGATCAGCTTGCTGCCTTCGCCGATGCGCGTCAGGAACATTATCATCTGCTCCGGCGTGATGTTCTGCGCTTCGTCCAGAATCGCCCAGGTGTGCTTGAACGATGAGCCGCGCATAAACTGCAGCGGGCAGAACTCGATCTTCTTATTTTTTAACGCATAAGCTAATGCGCCCTCTGTCATGTGATCGCGGAACACGTCGAGAACCGGGCGCACCCAGGGCGCGTACTTGTCTTCGATTTCGCCCGGAAGGTGACCCATATCCTCACCGCAGGCTTGCATGGGCCGGGTGATCAGAATCTTGTTGATGCGTTTGGCCAGAAGTGCTTCCAAGGCGAGCGTGGCGGTGATGTAAGTCTTGCCGGTGCCGGCCGGGCCGGTCGCGAAGGTGATGTCTTTGGACAGAATATTGCTGATCAGCTGGCCCTGGGCTTCGTTTTTGGCCTCTAATGGCTTACTCTTTCTGGGCTTGACAACTTCGGAAATGTCTTCAAAGGCGGCTTCGTAGTTGGGCT